CTCGTAAGAAGATCACCGGGCCGAACTGGTTCGGCCGTCTGCACTAACTGTGCTTGCGGTCCCAAAAGGAAAACGTTATACCAACGTAGTCCTGGGTTCTTATCGTTGTCGATGAGTTATTTAAGCAGATCCTCCTTATTTCAAAGTACTATATTAGAATATAAGGCGTGTAGGAAACGCCCGTGGCCACCATACCACGGATCAGCCTAGCTGATTACTATTATTTGAGGTAGTACCTCTTGACTTAATGACTCTGTAGCGATGCTCGTTTGCATCGGTTCGAATCTATGTCTACCTTGGTAGAGATGTATATCGGGGTAGAGCGGGGGGGGTGGTTTCTACGGATCCCACCCTGAGCGCTCTACAACCTTTGTATATGCTCACTAAGTAAACCTTAGCGGCTTAACTGCCTGTCTGCGGCCCTCCGCGCCATGGCTTCCGGACGTAAGTCCGGTGGCCAAAGTCCGTTTGGAACCGACCCTTAGGGGACGATCCTGGACTTTTGGGTACATGCTGATTGCATGATTACCATGGTTGGGGGAAACCGAAGTTTACTCTGAAGAACGTTGTTTGGGGGGTTTAGAAATAAATTCCCTCTATTTAAGCCCTATGGTGCCATTTGATAAATGGCGTCTCCGGATGTCGACTAGCGCCACTCTTTGAGTGGGTCAGCACCGCCCGGAGCTCCGTCGGTACCCCGCGAAGGGGATACTACTTACGGAGGTTCTATACCAAACCATATGGAACGAACTGCGAAGTTCGGGGGTTGCAAAACCCTAGGTCCGAGGTCCCCGCATTCGGAGAGCATATGGTGTCCCACGTGGATGCCATCTGGCAGTCTAGACAAATTAAATACTTAGAATGAAAGTTATGCTTAAGCATTTTCTGACACGTCTAAGATTCAATATTCAGAAGTTTAATGACATGTGCTCCGTAAAAGGAGCACGCCCGCTGATCAATATACTGAAAAGTATGTTGATCCTCGCGGGTCTACGGGTGACTTCAGGTAAAATAAAAACTATTGTGATACTTTGTAGGCGGTTAAACGCCATCTACAAAGATCAAGGACCCAAGGGTGCTGCGCTGCAACTTAAGGTTGCGGCCGTTTTATTACAGCAGGCCCTTGGAGACTATAAAGTCCCAAATGTATCGGCCATCGCCGGTCCCCGCGTTTCTAGAAATAGACGCGGTTACCCGCGGTGGATCCTCGCGCAGCACCGGATTGATATCCGGGCTGGCGACGCCAATACCGTTAGATTCTACTTGACATTCCTGAACTTGTTCAGGAATATCACCTACCTGGGTAAACCAGGTTTGGAATCGATCACATCTCCGTCCGATGGGATCAGGTCTCTAGATTTATTTCTAGAGTCCTGCGTTCCGTCGTTCCTTGATGTTTTCGTATTCAGTAGAATACCAAGACAAAAGATTCTGTCTGCGATTCGCGCAGACGCCGGTGAGATGCCTCCCATCTTCAGGTCGGCCCCAGGTGGGTTCAACCTGATTGCTGGGGAGGTGGTGGAAAGTGTGAACTTCTCCACTCATCCTGCTGTACTTGTACGGCAGGCCGTCTCGTTGGCTGCTTCCCCGAATGGGTTGGAAGAGTCTTTACTTGCCATTTACGCCTTTACTGGCGCCGATGGCATTACTTTGCACTTTAATAGGATACTAGGTGCATCTCTTGGGTGGGTATTGTCGCCACTTCGGGCTCTAGGGAAACTTGGAGCCAAAGTGGAGGCTGCTGGTAAAGTCCGAATATTCGCGATGGTGGACGCTTGGACCCAATGGGCCCTCCGTCCGTTCCATCTCGCTATATTTAGGATATTGAAAGATATCCCAATGGATGGTACATTCGAGCAACTTGCTCCTCTGTATCGTGCAGACTCTTTCGAGAGTCTGTATTCATTGGATCTAACAGCAGCGACCGACCGTCTCCCGATATCCCTCCAGGTAAAATTACTTGGGGGTCTTATCGGAAGTCCGGAGGTGGCCCATCACTGGGCTAACCTCCTGACGGGTCGATCATACAGATTCAGTGTTATGGGTTTCGAGAAGTACCATGGTACTTATCGCTACTCAGTCGGGCAGCCCATGGGAGCGTTAAGCTCCTGGGCGATGCTCGCACTGACTCACCACTTTATTGTTCAGGCTGCAGCCTGGCTTGCGGGTTATCCGCGAGACAGGCTGTACCGAAATTATGCCGTTTTAGGCGATGACCTAGTTTTAGGAGATCGTGTAGTAATGCACGCCTACCTATCGATTTGTGAATCGCTAGGTGTTAAGGTGGGACTTCATAAGTCCCTACTTAGCCCTAAGGGTAGCGCGTTAGAGTTCGCTAAGCGAACTATCTGGAACGGGACGGACGTGAGTCCTGTCCCCTTGAAAGAGTTTCACGCTGCCTGCCAGACATTGCCTCAGCTGGTTTCCTTCGCGGGTAAATACCGCTTGGATCTAGTTGGGGTACTGAAGGTATTCGGTTTTGGATGGCGGACGGTCACCTGGCTTAATAAACCACTTGGTCGTCTCTCATCTTCTATCCGATTAATAATTCTAGGTCTGTCTTTCCCCGTTGATGCGGAGTCTGCCGAGGCCTTCTTTGGTCTCGGTCAGCCGCGTCTTGTGCGACATCGAGTCTCGTTGGCATCTATCTTGGATGCGTTTTCGAGAGTCGAAATTGAGAAATTGTATCTCAAGGTATACTCGCACAAGGCCTGGATGTTCAGATATGTACGTCCAGGTAAATGGGCGGGTGAGTGTTTAGATATACTTAAACGCCTCGCCCGTTCAGAAGTTGGTCCCCTTACAAGACTACCTCCTTTGGAGCTAGCCACACGTAAGGAACGTCTAGCGACGTTCAGATGGATTCCGGTTTGGAATCTCATCAATGAACTTATATACTCAATGTGAATTGATATATATAATAGACACTTCGACTTTGTCGAAGCTCTACTCGCCAAGATACCCAACCCTACGCCGGGAGACGATCCCTTTGTATTGTACATGCAATATATTAAACTTCTTAAAGAATGGAGTTCTATTAGTAGAACCCCATTCTCCTCTGTCCGGCCTGGACTGGAGATGGACTCTGATACAATTGTCAGGCGTCCTATCCCTCCTGTGCAGGTGAGACTTTGGAAGAAGTGGAGCGGTGTGATCCAGGGATCACAATCGCTTGATGCGATCCTTCCACCCGATGGGGTGGGAGGTGGCAGCGGTGCGAAAGCATCGTTATCCAGTGGGCGAGAAGTCGTCCATGCTGAATAACTCGTTGTATGAGGGGAGAACACGTTCTCCTCCTCAACAAAACTTGAATGCGAATCTTATCGCTG